CGAAGCAATCGACGTAGTCGTGGCAGACGTCAACGGAAATTTAATAATTCAGCACGCTCTGTTGTTCCTTTCTGGTTCAGATGTGGCTAGGCTTTCACGCAACCAATCGGGGAACTAACACTTACGGGGGAATATCACATGAGTAATAGTGTCGAACTACCACCAACTGATGGTTTGTGTAAAGGACACGATGTAAATAAATGGTTTCCAATGATTGTTGCTGACTTATCAAGAGAAGAACTAAAAAAAGTTCACCGAGATTCAGAAGAAGCAAAATCGATTTGCTTTAAATGTGAAAAGCAAGAAGAGTGCCTGGATTACGCACTTCGCAATGAGCCTCTTGGCATTTGGGGTGGAAAAACAGAAGCGGAGCGGGCCTTTTTGCGCTCAGAACGAAACATACTTGTATCGAGAGAAGCGCGAATTTACTTGCCAGGGATTGGCAGAAGAAATGCCAATGGTTTTGCCTACAAAGGCTCAAAATACCTTACTGATTCCAAAATACGAGCACGCATTCAGGGACAATGAGCGACGCCAGAGAACGTTTAGACGACTTCCTTGCGAGGCTTGATGGTGTAAGGCCTGCTGGGCAGAATCAGTGGGCTGCGCGCTGTCCGTGCAGGAACGATGATAATAATCCGTCGTTGAGTATCGGATTCTCAGAAGACCGTGTCTTGGTTACGTGCCACCGCGGCAACGGTTGCTCCTTTTCTGAAATATGTTCCACAGTTGGCATTAAAGAAGGTGACCTTTGTGGTCCATCAAATGGGGACTTCTCACCACCGTCAACAAGAAGTGTCACGCCTAAACCAAAATCGGTTGTTCAACAGAAACAGCCAGACAAATTAACCTTTGTTAAGTCGTACGACTTTGTAAGCGAAGATGGCGAGCTTTTGTTTCAAAAAGTCAGATACGTAAACCAAGACGGTAAAAAGTCTTTTAGACAGCGCAGACCTGATGGGGCTGGTGGTTGGATTTATTCTCTTGGCGAAACACCAAAAGTCCTTTACAACCTCCCTGCTGTTCTGGCAGCACGCGAAGCAGGCATACCAGTGTGGGTGGTGGAGGGTGAAAAAGATGCCGATGCACTAATAGAACAGGGTGTGGTTGCTACGACAATGCCTGGCGGTGCGGGTAAGTGGCTAGACATACATACCGAAGCTCTTGCTGGAGCAATAGTTGAAATTGTTGCCGACAATGACGAGCCGGGCAAGGTGCATGCTAAAGAAGTTTTTGATGAACTCACTAAAGCTGGTTGTGACGCTCAGGTATGGATTTGTCCAGAGCATAAAGACATTGCAGACCACCTTGCTGCTGGATATGCAGTAGATAAATTGCTTGAATTTGCGGAAGAAGTGAACATCGAAGAATTCTCTGTTCAGGATGATGGAGATGAAGTAGAGCAGACAGAAGAAACGGAAACACAGCAAGAAGAGATTTCTGTTATTGCACAAAAAGTAGAAGACCTTCGTGAACTTCTCAACAGAACTGATATAGATTCAAACTCGCTTATCATCCGGGCAAACAGAATTATTCTTGAAGCTGCATCCTCTGGAGTGGAAGACAAGGGTAGGTTTGTCCAATGGAACGACTTCATTGACGAAAAAGACGACGATAGTTACGAATGGGTAATTCCTGGTCTTTTAGAAAAGCAGGAAAGAGTAATAGTCGTTGCGGCGGAGGGTGTGGGTAAAACCATGCTTGCGCGACAAATTGCGCTTTGTTCGGCAGCTGGAATTCACCCGTTTACTTATTCGCAAATGAGGCCAATCAAAACACTTACTGTCGACCTTGAAAATCCGGAAAGAATCATCAGAAGAATGTCTGCCAAGATTTTGTCTTCGGCGATGAAGCATGGACATGTCAAGCGCGTATATGGCGAACTGCTAATAAAACCAGCAGGTCTCGATTTGATGAAACTTCCAGACAGGGCAATTCTCGAGGAAGCAATAGAAAGAGCAGAACCAGAGCTTCTAGTTATGGGGCCTATTTACAAATCTTTCGTAGACCCAGGTGGGAGAACGTCTGAATCAATTGTTGTTGAAATTGCTCGATATCTTGATTCATTGAGGACAAGGTATGGATGCGCAATGTGGCTAGAACACCACGCACCACTAGGCACTACTCTTGCTACACGAGAATTGCGGCCGTTCGGTAGCGCTGTATGGTCGCGCTGGCCGGAATTCGGTATTTCTCTACAACCCGACCCGACCGCTCCTGAACCCTATGTTTACGACGTCCGTCACTTCCGTGGGGCCCGCGATGAGCGCCAGTGGCCACTCAAAATCAAGCGTGGCACCACATTCCCGTTCCAGGTAATCGAGTTTATGAATGTGGGCAAATAGTTTACTAAGATAGTTAAATGAGCGAAGAGAAAAGCAACAAGATTGCTTCACGTGAATTTCTTGGCGAGCGCGACCTAAGAATTTTTAAACTTCGTCAAGCCGGGACATCAACCACCGAAATAGCTCGTAGATTCGGCATCTCAACTGGTGCAGTAGCAAAATCAATTCAGCGTTCTCTTGAAAAGATGAATAGAGAAACCTTGATGGCCTACCCCGAGGTACTGAGGCTTGAACTCGAAAGACTGGACAACCTTCAACAAGCAATCTGGCCAATGACTCAACATAGAAGAGAAGTCCTCCCTGATGGGACCGAAGTACAAGTGGAGCCAGACCTCAAAGCAATACAACAGGTGCTCTCAATTATGGACAGAAGAACAAAATTGTTAGGCATGGACCAGACAAACATAAATGTGCAAATGGACGTTGCTACAAAACAGAACGATGCAATCAAAGCAACACTGGCCGGCTCTGAACAAATGAAACAGGTTGGCCCGAAATTCGACCCAGAAGCAGAAGCCAGACAACTGCTTGCACTCATGGGCTCCTCCGGAGTTTTGCCAGAAAGCACAGTGCAGAGAATACTTAGCGAGAAAGACATCATCGATGCCGAAGTTATCGAAGATTCTTCTCTTATTGAGATAGAACCCGAAGACATGGAGGAAGATGAAGATGCAGAAGAAAATTCCAACGAATAGCAATTTAGAGGCAGCAGTTAACAAGGTTTCCGAAACGACTGGATTGTCCATTTCGCCAATTGACAAAACCGAAGATGGCCCAGCCGGAACATCTGTCCTCATTCGCACCACGGAGGCAAGTCGCGAGCGCTGGAGGAAGGCTGCAGAGGTAACCGGTCAGAGCATGTCCGCATGGATTCGGGACATTCTTGACGCCAAGGCAACAGAGCTGCTCGACTGCCAGCACCCGGCATATATGTTGAAGATATACCCCTGGGCAAAGATTTGCACCCAGTGCAACACGAGACTTCAGTAATACTGCACCCCTGCAGGGATTCGTTTTGGCGTATTATTGGGTGTAATGATACAGAGAGAAATTAAATCGCTTGACAGCTCTCCCGCCTGGGTTCAGCAGGTGGTCGATGAGTTCGTCGAAAATGCCCCAGACTTCGAGGTAATGGGCAAAGCGGCAAAAATGTCTTACACAAAACCAGAACTTCGTGAGAGAATCAAAAATAGAATTATGGCTGGCTCCAAGGGTGGGAATCCTGGTCAGTGGAGCGCAAGAAAAGCGCAACTGCTTGCACTCGAATACCGCAAGGCTGGTGGCGGGTATAGAGGGAAGCCTAAAAAGGCTCAACGCTCTTTAAAAAAGTGGACAAGAGAAAAGTGGACGACCAGCGATGGCAAGAAGGCCAACAGGCCGGGCGGAATGCGCAGATATCTTCCAGCAGCGGCGTGGGCAAGACTTACTCCAGCTCAGAGAAGAGCAACAAATCGAAAAAAGATTCTCGGCTCGCGCAGTGGCAGACAGTTTGTTGCCAACACAGACCGAGCAGCAAGTGCGGGAAGGGCCGCGAGAAAGTCATAAAATAATGCCCAGGTTTGACGAGGAAGATAACGAACTAATTGACATGATGCGAGAGTACGAAAAGTACGCGAGGTCATCGCACGGGGAAATTGAGGATTTTGACGAATGGCTGGAGACGGAGTATGGGAAGTCCAAGTCAAAGGTGATGAAGCCATCGAAAAAAGGTCGCAGCCCAATGAAGGGGCAAGCGAATTAGGTTTTAAACTCCGATTCAAGACCGGAGAATACGCAAAAGACGCTGACACGGAATCAACCGCGCCAGCGCCTTCTGTGAATAACTGGACCTAGTTAGCGAGATTCGCGCTTAAGGCTTTCCATTTCCTTCCGAACGAGTTGTTCATACTCGTCATTGTGGCGGTGCTGAAGAACCAACCCCGCACGACGACGTGCCTCTTGCCGCATTGCAGTAACTTTCTTTCGTTCTTGACGCTCTTTGTCGTTAAGACGTGGGCGACCACGAGTGAGTCCCTTTGTTTTAAGAGCTTTATATTCTGACATTTAATAACCCCCTATTAGGTGAGTGTTTGTAGGTTGATTTGATAGTAGCGATTTTTTAGAAATGTGACAACCTCTAATAAAAATTATTTGATAGGGTTTTGGCTATGAGCATGTTAGAAAAACACCTAAAGGAACTATCCCAATTAGTCAAGGCTGAGCCGAAAACCGTACTCGGGGTCAGAGAGGTCATCGACATACTTCTGGACATAAAAACGGACGACGAAAGCAAGTCTGTGATTATTGACGGTGATGAAATGACCAAGTATTTTGGCAAAAAAAGAAAGACCCCCGTCTCCGAATCTCGGTTCGGAATTAACGAGGGTCTTGCTTAACTAAGTGGTTTTAAATCAGAATGGTTCAGATTCATCTGCGCCCACGCCCACTGGCTGACGCGATGTAACTGGCTTCTGACGGCGAGCCGCTGGTGCAGCAGAGCCTTCCTGGCCACCTTCTTGCTTTGTGCGACGAGTCACAGCCTCAATGGCACGAGTGTTGATTGCGATTTCA